ATCGGACGGAATCACCCCGATCATCCAAACCCAAGGCGGCGAGAGCCGCGAAACCCGAAACTCTCAAAAGTGAGGATTAAACATGGCTACATTTAGCGGATCAGATGGGGTGGTCTTGGTTGGTACAGACCAGGTCGCCGAAATTCGTTCTTATTCTATCGATGAAACGATGGACACTCTCGAAGATACAGCAATGGGCGACACATCTCGCACATATAAAACGTCTTTGAAACAGTTCAGCGGATCAGCCGATGTGTTGTTTGATGATACAGATTCATCAGGCCAAGGCGCATTGACTGTTGGCTCATCGGTAACGTTGAACGTTCAGATGGAAGGCAATTCCAGTGGCGATCACAAATTCAGTGGAACGGTTCTTGTCACCGGGCGCACAATCTCAGCGTCTTATGATGGTCTAGTTGAAGCATCGATTTCTTTCCAAGGAACCGGCGCGTTGACTGAATCAACTGTTTCATAAGGGATGATGAATAATGGCGGCTAATTCAAAATCCAAAGGTTTGAGCGCGATTGAACTCGCCAAAAACCATTTCGCAAATCAACCCATTCGGGAAATTCAAGTTCCCGAGTGGGCTGACGATGATGGCAATGCTTTCGTCTTTTGGGTGAAACCTTTCACCTTACAAGATCAGGGCAAATTGCAGTTCTCGGTCAAAAATCAATCTGAGTCAGATGCATTGGCGGAGCTTTTGGTTCTCAAGGCATTGGATGAAGAAGGGAATAAGATTTTCCAAATCAGCGACAAAGCGGCATTGAGGACGAACGTTGATGCCACAGTTTTAGCGCGGTTGGCTAATCAGATAATGACCACAAACGAGGGCGAACTTGAAAAAAACTAAAAAAGAGCGAGGAACGCCAGTTCAAATTCCATCTCGCTGAAAAGTTGGGCATGACGGTTCAAGAGTTGGAATCGAAAATGTCTATTGATGAATTTATCGAATGGGCAATTTATTCTCAAATTCAGTCCGATCGACAAAAACAGGCGATGAACAAAAATGGCTCAAACAACGCTCGAAACCCGGTTAACCGCAAAAGATGAAACAGCCCGAGCGTTTCGAACTTTAAAGACCTCGCTCGGAAATATCGAAAGCGCATTTATCAACGTTTCAAAGATTGCCGCCGGGTTTACGGCAATCTTTGGAGCGGCTTTTGTTGCCGACATTGTTAAGGTTTCAGCCGAGTTTCAAACCTTAAAAGCGACTCTGGTTACGTTCACCGGGTCGATGCAAAATGCCGAGGGTGCGTTTAAAATCCTTGATGATTTTGCAAAAAACACGCCATTCGGTTTGAATGAGATTGTCACATCTTTCAACGTATTGATTGCCAGAGGCATCAACCCGACAAAAGAATCACTGACTGCATTCTCAGATATTGCGGCGGGTAGCGGAAAATCATTCCTACAATTTGCCGAGGCGGTGGCAGATGCCTCGGTGAATGAGTTTGAACGACTAAAAGAGTTTGGTATTAAGGCAAAATCGGAAGGCGAAAAATTAACTCTTTCGATCGGTGATTTTACCAAAACGGTCAATAAAGACGCCGACTCGATCATTGAGACTTTGACTGAAATCGGCAATCTAAAGTTTGGGGGCGCAGCGGCGCTTCAAATGGCAACATTAAGCGGCGCATTCACCAATTTATTTGATGAGATGGATCGGTTTAAAAACGCTGTTGGCGAAGCGGGGTTTGCAGGTGAACTAGCGAAAGTTGTGAATGCCCTCACTCAAATGATCCAAGGCAATGATGAATTGGCTAAATCAATTTCCGATAAATTGATTATTGGGCTTCAAGCCGCCGTTGCGGCAATTCGTTTGGTTGTTGATAATTTAAACACTTTATTGATCGCATTTGGCGTTGCGTTTGGCGCGGCAATCATTCGAAACATTCTTTCAGTTTCTAAATCAATCGTTGATTTTGGAAAGGCAGTTGTCAAATCGCAACTGGCGGTCACTATTTTCGCTTCAGTAATGGGCTTAGTTACTAAAGCGGGGAAAGCCGGTGCGGTAGGCTTTGCCTTATCTGCGGCCGCATTGGTGGCGTTCAATAAGGAAATCACAGAAGCATTAGCGACAATGGTTGATACCATTGACGTCAATGATCTTTTAGCGTCAACCTTTAATTCTCTCGGGCTTTCGACAAATCATTTGGAAAAAAGATTCAATGAATTTATCGCTGAAGCCGGAAACATGGATCAGCAAGTTGTGTCTAATCAGGCAACGTTTGCGGATTTCATTCCAACACTTGATGGAGTAACCGGATCGACAGATAATCTAGGTTCGGCAACAGAGGAATATTCTGCCTCACTTGAAAAAGTAAGCGGAAAACTTTTCCCATTTGCCACCGCGATGACTAAGTTGACTATGGATAAGGCGGTTTTAAAAGATTTATTCAAAAGTGGCAAAATCACGGCAGAGCAATATGCAGAGACATTAAACGCAATGGCGCGGGGCGCTTTGGGTCTTGATACAACATTCGCTGATTTAAACAAAACTAAAACCACTCTCGATCAAGCATTTGCGACCGGCCTCATTGGAGAAGGCGAATACATTTCCGGCATTCAGAGGGTCAAAGAGGAAATGGCAAACCTTGCGGTCGAAACGGATCGATCATTTGGGGCAGGGGCAATAGCCGGAGCAGTTGAGTTTTTCAACTCTGTAAACAATAAAGCGGCAAATATGAAAGAGGTCGTAACCGGCGCATTTTCATCGTTGCAAACAAGTCTCTCTGATTTCTTTATGACCGGCAATATGGATTTTGGGGGGTTCATCGAAGTAATAAAACGCGGCCTTGCCGATCTTGCGGCAAAAGCGGTGATTTCTGTTGGTTTGAATTTCTTGGGCAAAGTGTTTCCAAACCTTGCTTTTGCGGATGGTGGTTTGGTTCCCGGCTCAGGGGGGCCAAGGGCAGATGATGTTTTAGCTCGGGTTTCATCCGGCGAATATGTTATCAAATCATCGAGCGTTTCCAAGTTCGGAACCGGCTTTTTTGATGCGTTAAATTCGGGGCAAATGCCGGGGGGCATGTTTGGCGGCAACGGTGGCGGAATGTCGATCGATGCCGGGATGATGGATTCACTAACACCGGGGTTTTTCTTGGGTGGTTTGATTAAGGGCATCACAAAGATCATCAAAGGCGTTGTTGATGTGATCGGCAATATTGTCAAAAGCGTTGTCGGAGCGATCGAAAGCGTTGTCGGCGCAATCAGCGGTGCGGTTCGAGGATTGGTTGATTCAATCGTCAGCGGAGATTTGCTTTCGATTGCGGCCATGGTTGCGCCTTTAATTCTTCCCGGTGTTGGCGGCTTAATCACAGGACAACTTGCTGCCGGTGGTGGTTTTCTTTCATCAGTTACCGGCGGGATATCAACGGCATTCGGGCAAGGCATTCTTGGCGGTGGTTCATTGTCATCACTAGCGCAGCAAATCGGCATTTCATTCGCAAAGAACATCGCGCAAGATCAACTGGCGGCTGGGATTGCCGATCGTATTATGGGCGTCAAGGGCGATATGTCGGCGGCGGGTGGCGCGTATGAACAAGACCGATCGAATCGATTTGCAAATTTATACAATGACGCTGCGCCGTTCTTGGCAGCGGGAACCGGGGCAAATGTCAGAGGCGGCGACAATGTTCGAGTCGGTGAAATGGGGCCGGAGCTATTTATTCCAAACCGCAATGGAACAGTTGCGCCAATCAAGGGAACCGCATCCGATTTGATTAGTTCGGTTGACGCGATGAAAGATGAAATAATGACATTGCGCCGGGAACTATCGAGGGCGATTTCTGGTGGCCAATTAGCGGGGGCGCGAACATAAATGGCCTTGATCGATATTGTTTCCAAAGAAAATGTGAATCTTAAATATTTGGCGATTCTCAAACCTTATGACATTGATGGCGCAGCGGTCGAAACTCTTTATTATTCGGGCGAGGGTTTTATCACAGAACCAACGGACACGCCGGCAAACCAGTTTTTCGAGCCGCGTTTGGTTGAGCCGATTTCATTCACGCGATCCATGTTTTCACAAGGAAAGATCGGTGGGTTCTCAACGCCGGGTTTTGGCAACTTGGTTTTGACGAATGCCGATGGTGAATTGGATGATTATGCGAATTACGCATGGAATGGCCGCGAGGTTGAGATCAAGGTCGGTGAGGCGGGTTCAACATATTCGAACTATTACACCATTTTCAAAGGCACATCCAAAGCGGTTGAATTTGATGATTTATATGTGAAAATCATTTTGCGAGATCAACAAGATGATTTTGCGATTGATTTCCCTAATTCATTTTATGCCGGAACCGGGGGAAATGAGGGATCGGCAAACCTCGAGGGCAAGCCGAAACCATTGTGTTTTGGAGAGGTTTTCAACATCGAGCCGGTTTTGGTGGATTCTACAAACCGCGTCTATCAGGTTCACAATGGGGCCATTGAGAGCGTTGTTGCGGTTTATGAGGGTGGAGTCGCGTTGACATTAACAACTGATTACACGGTTGACGCAACAAATGGCCGGTTCACTTTGGTGGCCGATCCAACTCAAAAAATCACGGCCGATATTAAAGGCGCGAAACCGAGTTCAACTTATATTGATGCCGCCGGCAAAATCATTCGAGAGATTGTCACAACATATGGCGGATTGACCGATCCCGGGGATTTAGACACCGCCGCATTCACCGCAATGGAAACGGCCAATTCATCGGCGGTCGGGATTTACATTAACGAGCAAAGAAAAATGCAAGATGTTCTCGATGAATTGGCGAATACAGTTGGCGCATTTTATGGATTTGATCGTGATGGAAAATTCACATTGGCAAGGATCGAACTCGGATCAGGCACGGCGGATGCCGAATATGATTCAACAAACATCATTGAAATCACCCGGCTCGCACCGGAAATCCCAAGTTATCGAGTAACGGTTGATTATAAGAAAAACAATTCGGTGATGAGTGAATCCGATTTTGGTGCATCAATTACAGCCGCGCAACGTGATTATTTGGTTCGGGAATCATTGTTCGAGGTGGCATCAGATTCGGGGGTTGTGACTAAATATCCAAATTCTCAAACATTGGCGGTTCCGGCGTTGTTTGCGGCAACATCCCCGGCATCAACCGAGGCGACAAGATTGTTGAACATTTATAAAGTTCAGCGAGAAATCTATCGGATAAAAGTTAAGGTTTCACCATACACATTGAAATTGAATGATGTGGTAAAAATCACTTTTAATCGCTATAATCTAGCAAGCGGCAAATTGTTTCGCGTGATCTCAATCACCGAGGATGCAGCGGTGAACGAAATCGAGTTGGAATTGTGGGGTTAATCGATGGCAAATAATATCATCATTTCAACCGATAATTATGTGGATGATTCGACATCGACATTGACGGTAGATTCCGAATTGACAGCATTGCCCAAAGAGAATTTGCAAAACTTACAGATTGTGAAAGTATGGCGAACCGGCGCGGTGACATCGGCGCAGATCGATCTTGATTTGGGATCGAGCAAAATCTTGGATTTGCTCGCATTGATAAATCACAATTTCACAATCACCGCAACGATACGGTGGCGGGTGTCAACCGTTTCTGATTTTTCGACAACACAATACGACAGCGGAACCGTTGATGTTTGGCAACCAACCGAGCCATTTGGCGCATCACCTTGGGGCGTTTTCATTTGGGGTTCAAAACCAACGGCGGAGCAAGCGGCATTATTTACACCAAACACATTTGCATTCATTTCCGATGCGGTGATTGGTCGATATATCCGGGTGAATATAACCGACACAGATTCAACCGATGGATATTTGCAAGCCGGTCGATTTATCGTTGGGCCATCTTATCAACCATCAATCAACTATGCCAACGGCGTTGAATTTGAGTTCATCGATAACAGTCGAGTGACTAAATCCCGGGGTGGGCAAACATTCGTTGATGAGATCGAAAAATTCCGCCGAGTTCGATTTGATTTGATAAACTTGCCGGAGAGTGAAATATTCGGAAGCATATTCAACAAAATGGATCGGGTGAAAGGCATCTCGAAAGATGTTTTGGTGATCCCACAACCGGATGAAACATCAACGTGGCTAACGCAAAACATTTATGGTAGGATCGCAGCAACATCACCGATCGTCAATTCGGCGTTGACCTACTACGGACGCAGAATCGAAATAGAGGAAATGATTTAATATGGCCTTTCCAGTAACGCTAAACGGCACAACCTATACCCTCGCAGATTTTGAGGGTTTGAATTATGTTGATGGTTTCCCAAATGCCTTGGAGGATTTTGTCACAGAGGCTGGAACGAAAGTAACGGCGGCACAAACTGCACAAACGGCCGCAGAAACCGCGCAAGCGGCGGCAGAGGCAGCATTGGATTCATTCGATGATCGTTTCCTCGGATCAAAAGCGAGTGATCCAACCCTCGACAATGATGGAAATGCGTTGACCGATGGTGCGTTGTATTTCGACACAACAAACAATGTGATGAAGGTTTACGATCTCGGAAACACTGAGTGGAAGCAAACAACGCCGACATCAGTGCAACAAACAAACATTGACACGGTTGCCGGGATCAGCGCGGATGTTTCGACAGTTGCATCGAATGACACAAACATCACAACCGTTGCGACTAATATCGGCGATGTGAACTCATTTGCGGAAGTTTATCGAATCGCATCAACCGCACCAACCACCTCTCTTGAGGAGGGTGATCTTTATTATAACACCACCGACAACAACGTTCAGGTTTACAATGGTTCAGCATGGCAAGATGTCGCGCCAATCGCAACCTCGATCACTGCATCACAGATCAGCGATGTGACATCAACAGCGGCGGAATTAAACTTGGTTGATGGTTCGGCCGCAAATACTATTACCAATAGTAAGGCGGTGATTTATGGTGCATCAGGACAGATTACCGCAAACCAATTAGATTTATTGGCACAAGGTGATTTGCGTTTGCAAGATAGCGCCGGCGGTCAATATGTTGCATTGCAAGCGCCGGCAACAATTTCATCAAGTTTCACATTAACATTGCCAACCGGGGATGGAACGGCAGATCAAGTTTTGAAAACTGATGGTTCAGGAAACTTAGGTTTTGTTGATGCGGGAGGCGGGGCTTGGAATTTAGTTGATGAGGTTACGGTTTCAACTGACGTTTCATCGGTTGACCTTGAAGGCATGGACAGCACATATCAGAACTACGCCGTTGTCGTTTCCAACGCAGGGATGAGCAGCGGTGAAAATGTATATATGAGATTCAAAAATGGTGGGTCTTATGATACCAGTTCAATTTATTCAAACACTTCTAATGGCGCGAGATCGGGAAATAATAATTGGTATATTCAACAAATAGAAAACCAATCAGCATTTAGAATTATGATAATTAGTTCCATCGATACTGAGGGACATGGCTGCGTCATGTATATACACAATCCCGCAGCGACAACAGTTGCAACAGGAATACATGGCACATGGATGGCTCAAGATGGCGGCCAAGCATATATGGATTTTTTTGCCGGTTCATATAACAGAACAACGTCAGGGGCTGTAACAGGAATTAGACTTTTCCCAAACAACAGAGACTGGGACGCGGGGAATTTCAGACTCTATGGAATAGGTGGTTAAGATGGCAGTATATAAAGCAACATCAGAAGGCGTTATTCAATTAACTGGTCAGGAACTTGATGATTGGAATGAGATAGATCGTTTAGCGACCGAAAACGCACCAATAAAAAAAGCAGAAGAACACCGGTTCACTAGAGATGCATTGTTGACCAATAGCGATTGGACACAAATATCAGATTCGCCTTTGACAGATGTTCAAAAAGCATCTTGGGCAATATACCGTCAGGCTTTGCGTGATATTACAGCCCATTCGAATTGGCCGGATTTGGCTGATGATGACTGGCCGACGAAACCTTAATTGGGCGGATAATATGTCAAGAAACACAGTATCATCGGCGCATGAAAGAATCGACACCCTTGAGCCTCGAGTGACTAGAGTTGAAACTCAAGTTGATGAACGGTGGCGCGAAACCATCATTCGGATCAAGCGCATCGAAACCATTATGATTTCGATTGCCGGTGCGATCGTGATAATGTTGGCATCGATCCTCATAAAAATGGGTTGATAATTCTCTATCTATCTTTTGCCGCATTCGGGCATTCTCAACCCGGCGGTATTTACAAGGCGTGTATATATTACGCGCCTTATTCTGTTTCAAAGAGGTATTATCATTATCCTCACCGTGTTATAATCTCGCCATCGGCGGCTTGTCCAAGTTGGGTGAGCGTAAAAAAATGATTGCGGAACTTGCGGCATTCAATGCCGCGTTTGGTGTAGTAAAACAGGTCTTATCTAATGGCCGCGACATTGCCGATTGCGCCAAGCAAATCGGGGTGATGATTGGCGCTCAAGAAGATTGCCGCGTAAAAACCGAAAAGAAATCAAAATCAATCTGGTTCGCGCTCGCCGGAAAAAACACCAATGATTTTGAGGAATTTATGGCGCTCGAGAAAATGAAAACTCAGCGAGCCGAATTGCTGCAAACTTTACAGCTATTTGGCCGACCAGGATTAAAAGGCGATTTCCTAAAATTTGAAGCCGATGCGCGGAAGCGGCGGAAAGAGGAAGCCGAGCAACTAAAAAAGCAAAAAGAGAAATTATTCACTTGGGTCGCGGTTTCGCTATTATCATCGATCGCCATCGCGATCTTGGTTGGCATGGTTTATTTTATCGGCCTTGAACGGGGGCGATGGTGATGGCCGATGGATTGACCGGAGTCGGATCGGCACCGTTTAACATCGGAAGCCATATCCATGAGCAAACAAGAGCGCGTGAGGCGATCGAAACTCATTTGGCGGATCAGAGGGCGGAAAAAGAGCATCGGGCCAATCACCGGCGCCTAGAGGCGCTTAGAGAGCAAAGTCTCGAGCTATCCAAATCTTATGACAAATTTGGCGGCGCAACCAAAGCAACCAAGCCGCAAGGCGCAAACGTAAATATTGAGGTGTAAAATGGCTCAGAAGCAATTGCAGCAAGACAGCAAGTTGGATGAATATGATTTCGATCACGATGGCATCGTAAGCGATTCGGAGATCGAGAAGGCCAAAGAAATCCGCGAATTTGAGGATCAATCTCGAAAACATTTGGCCCAATTACGCATTGCCCGGTGGACATTAATCGGAATGGGAGTCTTTACGGTGGCCATGTTTGCAATGCCGGTTGATCGGATCAAGGCTCTAAGTGATATTTCTAATTTGTTTTATATCTCGGGAGCGGGTATTGTGGGGGCGTTTATGGGCGCAACAGCATGGATGAGTAGAAAATGATTGATAAATTAATAGCACCCGTCACTGGTCTTTTAGACAAGTTTATTCCAGATGCCGACGAGAGAGCAAAACTCGCACACGAGATTGCAACGATGTCGGATCGACACGCGCAAGAGTTGGCCCTTGCTCAGATATCGGTCAACCAAGCAGAGGCAGCAAGTGGAAGCACTTTTAAAGGTGGCTGGCGTCCTTTCATTGGCTGGGTCTGTGGGTTTGCTTTTGGTTGGCATTTTATTGGTCAGCCTGTTGCCCTTTTTGTTGTAGCGATGACAGGCACAGAGATTCCACCATTGCCTGAATTTGATATGGGAACGCTTTTAACTGTTCTCGGCGGCATGTTGGGCATTGGCGGGTTGAGAACATATGAAAAACAGAAAGGCTTAACCAAATGAGAAAGATCGACGAAATAGTCGTGCATTGCACGGCCACCAATTCTAAGTGGTTTGCGGATCGACCCGTTGAGGATGTGGTCAAGGAAATCACCCGCTGGCACGTTGAGGAGCGCGGGTGGTCAGATTGCGGATATCATGCCGTTGTGCATCGTAGCGGCGAAATAGGCTATGCGAGGCCAGTAGAGCGGTCAGGGGCGCATTGTAGGGGCAACAATAAGACAACCATAGGCGTCAGCTTAGTTGGTGGCCGTGGCGGTTGCGCTGATGATGCGTTTCTTGATAATTTCACCCCAGCGCAAGAGAAAGCATTGCGCGACCTAATTGCGGAATATAAAGCCAAATTCCCGACGATCGAAAAGGTGACAGGTCACTCGAATTATGCGACCAAGGCTTGCCCATGCTTTCACGTTGAGGGTTGGTTATAAGTGAATGAAATCGATGTCACCGACGATGGCGAGGTTTTAATCTCAAGCGGTGGCAAAAAGGTTATTCATTTTTTCTTGCCGGAATCGGAGCGACTCGAATTGGTTTTGAAGTTGCTCGAGAGCGTAAAAGAAAACCCCGCCAAAAATGGCGGGGAAGTTGTCAGTTTTCAAGGCAGAAAGAAAACTGATTAATTAAAACTCTTGGCCTCGAGAAACTTGATTAAGACATCGCGCAAATCAGGTTCACCCCAAAAGGCAATCACTAACATCGCAAACCCAACCCAAAAACCCGATGCCACCACCGGCGCTGAATAATTCTTTTTTTCACTCATCGCTTTCATCCTCTTTTGGTATTGCGCCAATTCCGGCGCATGTTTCGCATTCGCCTTTGGTCACATCGATCACCCCAACATCACGATCGAAAGAGTGAGGCCGAT